ACTCGGAAATACCCTCAACTAGCCCGAACCAGCCGAAACCAGCCCGAACCAGCGGTGGTTCAGCAATATCTGGTCGGATCGAGCCACGGCTTGTCACGCCTGTTCCACCGGGTGAATCGTTTGGTCCTGCCCTGACTGCTTGGTCTAAGCGCGTCCTGAATATTGATTTGATGGACTGGCAACAGCGGATCGTGAACGACGCTTTGACTGTGGATGCCGACGGTGATTTCGTGTTTCGTGAGGCTTGTATCTCAACGGCACGTCAGAACGGCAAGAGTCTGGTCATGCGTGCGGTCGCAGGGTTCATGGCTACCGAGTACGCGGCCGCGCGACGCGAACCTCAAACGATCGTCATAGTCGCTAACCAAAAGCGTCGAAGCATGGCCCTGTTTCGGGATGTTGTCCGCGACCTTGAAGACAAGTTTGAGATGAAAGTCCGTTGGCAGAACGGTGACGAGCGGATCAACTTCCCTGACGGCTCATCTATCTCGGTGGTCGCGGCATCGGCGCACGCTCACGGGTTGACTGCGTCGGTTCTGTTGGTGGATGAGGTTTGGGACATCGGTCCCGATGTTGTGTTTACGGCACTCAGGCCGTCACAGATCGCGGTCAAGAATCCCATGATGATGATGTTCAGCACGGCGGGCGATCAGGGCAGTACCGTTTTGCTACAACTAAGAGAACAGGGGATTGCGGCGATTGATTCGGGCCAACCGACTGCGCTCTATTTCGCTGAGTGGTCATTGCCACCCGGCATCAGTTTGGAAGACAGGTCATATTGGGGCTGGAGTAATCCCGCGCTCGGGACGACCATTACTGCCAAGGCTTTGGAGTTGGCTTTTGACTCACCAAACCGTCAAGCGTTCATTCGAGGCCACCTGAACCTGTGGGTAGATTCCACCAATTCGTATTTGCCGATCAACCTATGGAACGACCGAAAATCCGACAAACCAGCACCACCAACCCAGTGGCTCACCATTGACTCATCGGTTGACGACTCGCGCTATGTCGGAGTATCAACGGCTTTTGATGACGGGCGCGTTGTTGTGTCGGTCGCGTTCGTTGTGGAATCAGCCGCGCAAATGTGGGAGGAAGTTGTGCGGATCATGCACGACCAAACCGTCAAACTTGCGGTGACCCCATCGCTAGAAATTCACTGTCCCCCAGACTTGCGCCGTCGAATGCAAATAGTTGGATATGCCGAACTGCTTAAATGGACTGCGGCTTGTCGGGCCATGATTGTTGAGGATCGCGTACATCACACTGGCGACATTGCACTGGCCGAACATTTCGCTCGAAGCGTCGCCGTAAAAACGGGCGGGTCCATAGTTCTCAGTTCACAAAAGTCACCCGGACCGATCGAGTTGGCGCGTTGTGCAGTGTGGGGAATTATGCTTGCGTCCAAACCAGTACGGTCTAACAAAGCCGCTTTCGCTTTTGGCTGAGGGTACTTAACACGGGCAAATTTCTGTGAGAGAATCGCAGGGATGGCTCTTTTCGGTGGTAAAAAAGTGAACGCAACCCCCGCGTTTGCGTCTGCTCCCGTACAAGCCGCCGCAGGTGCGGCCGCGCAGGTGGGCGAGTTCTACACATATTCTGTCGGGGAATTGCAAAGACTCGCCCTATCTGTGCCCACGATTTCGCGTTCGGTTCAGATGATCGCGTCAATGGTCGGATGCTTAGAACTGAAGCACTACACGACTCAATGGAGTGGCGAGGGCTACGAGGAAATTTATATTCCCAATGAGCAGTGGATGGATCAACCCGATCCTCGCGTGACTCGAAACTTCATTTTTTCGCAACTGGTAACGGACCTCATTTTGTGGGGTCAAGGCTTTTGGTATGTCACAAGCCGATCCTCAGCGACGGGCCGTCCGCTTTCGTTTGAATGGCTTCCTGCCGCAATGGTCAGTTTGGGCGACCAGCAGACCGCCCAGCGTTTCGGCCCATCTAACGACATCATGTTCAACGGCATCCAGTTGAACACTGACGACGTCATCCAGTTCTTGGCACCAACGCAAGGTTTGCTCTACACGGGCAACCGCGCAATTGCCACAGCGATCAAACTTCAACAATCTGCTGATCGTTTTGCAGTTAACGAGATTGCTGCCGGGTGGCTTCAGCAAACCGACGCATCCGAACCAATGTCAGCCGAGGATCTCGGTGAACTTGCAGCCGCTTGGCGTAACGCCAGACAGACATCGGCTATAGCGGCCTTGAACAGCGTCGTCACATTTAAGGAATTTTCGAGCGACCCAAATCGTTTACAATTGGTTGAAGCGCGTCAATTCCAAGCATTAGAACTGTCTCGGGCCACTGGAATTCCCGCATACCTTTTGGGTATCGGCGTACAGGGCTACACCTACCAAAACGCACAGTCCGCACGACAGGACCTTTACCTGTTCGGCGCAAAACAATATTTGGACTGCATTGAACAGACATTGAGCATGAACAACATTTTGCCTCGTGGCCGTTATGTCGAATTTGACATTGAGGACTATCTCGCCGAAAACGAGTTGGCAAATGTTGCTTACGAACCATCAGCAGAAGAACGCAGATCAGAGGAAATGGCATGATTCGACTTACAGCCGATCTACCCACATTGGATTTCGCTAAATCGGACAGCGACGCACCCGCAAGCATTTCGGGGATTGCAGTTCCGTGGGCTCCAGTTACCGCAACCGTTTTAGGCGGTCAGCGTGTTGCTTTTGAGCGAGGTGCTTTTGATGTCAATCAGAAAGCCGCCAAACTCATTGAGGGCCACGACTTGACGCAGTTACGCGGAACCGTTAACGCTCTTGCCGATATGGATGAGGGCTTAGGCTTCACGGCAACCTTTGCAAAAACGAGGGCCTCGTCGGATGCCGTAGAACTTATTCGCTCTGGGGCGTACGATGCGGTGTCCGTAGGTGCAGAGGTCCAAGAGTCGTACTACGACAAAGAACTAAAAGCCACCGTCGTCACTCGCGCTTCACTTGTCGAGTTATCGCTTGTGGCCGTTCCAGCGTTTTCGGGCGCAGAAATACGCGACCTAGTTGCTCAGGCCGACGAACCCGACGAAACAGAAATCCCAACAGAAACACCACAACCAACACCATCCGAGGAGGATGAAACCATGTCAGAACCCACAACCGTTGAAGCCGCAATCGCGACTCAACCGATTTATGCAACCGCCAAGCGCGAATTCAAATTGCCATCCGTTAGCGAATACATTTCAGCATTTGTTCGTGGCGGCAGTGACTTTGCTCAACTCAACGAAAACATTCGCGCCGCCGCGCCAAATGTAACGACACCTGATCTGCCCGGTGTGATCCCGACCCCCATCATTCAAAATGTGGTGAACACGTTTGTCGGCTCACGCCCGTTGGTGGATGCAACCACGTTGCGCCCAATGCCGCAGGGAGGGTCTGTATTCATTCGCCCTGTAGTGAGCGTCCACAACTCAGTTGGTACTGCCACACAGAACACGACTATCACTGCGTCGCAATTCGAAATCAATGACGTGCAGATCACCAAGACCATTCAGGGTGGCTACGTTGAAATCAGCGAAGCCGCAATCGACTGGTCACAGCCTGAAGCACTCGGACCGTTGCTCGACGACATGATGAGGGTCTACATGGACCGCACTGACCTGCTCGCTTGCTCGGAATTGCAGACTGGCACCACCAACAGCAACAACTTTGCGAACGCTTCGATTGCTGACCCGGCTTACTGGGTTGAGTGGATGTACACCGCCGCCGCTGACATCTTGACTGGCTCGAATGGCAACTTGCCGTCCGTCCTTGCTGTGTCACCGAACGTCTGGAAGTTGATGGGCAGTTTGTCGGATACCGCGGATCGTCCGTTGTTCCCGCAGGTTGGGCCAATGAACGCTTACGGTTCACTCAATGTCGCATCAACCCAAGGCGCATTTGCTTTTGGTTTGCGCGTTGTCGTTGACCGCAACTTGACCTCGGCTGGCATGACCATCCTTGATCCGCGTGCCCTTGAGAGTTTCGAATTGAATAAGGGCCTAATTTCCGTGGAACAGCCCTCACAACTCAGCAGGCAGATTGCA